GGAGCAAATCTACTGCCTGCTGTATGGAGTTAATTTTTACTGGATAGTTTAATTGCACACCATCAGCGTGCCCTATTAGTAGAATCGTGCTCGTATTATTTCTATTTAATTGCTGATATGTCGGCTTATAGTTTATAACGCTAGACTTAGGGGAGGTTATAGTTGCCGGAGATAATGTATTGGTAGATTGTTTTACCTGAAAAACTGAGCCTATATTAATGTCTCTTGCTGAACTGTTAGTTCTCGCTAAAACTGTGTAGTTATATTCATATAGGTTTTGAGGAACAGTATAATGGAATGTATATTCTCCATTGGAGATTTTTTCGATTCTATTGCCGGTAGCTTCTGGATCTTGATCTAAATAAAGATATGGACCATCAATTATTGGCCCCGCTCCGTTGTCGCCTCTAACGACATATACACTTATGTCTACTGGGGTAGCCAAACTCGTTGGATCATAAATTGTTCCATCAAAATCTGTAAACACAAATTTAAATTGGGCTGTCTGCCCCTTGGATAAAACTAACATTTTTACTTCTCTCTTGTGGCTCCGACAGTCCAATAGTTTATTTTGCCGAACCTACCTCTAACTGCAGTGACCGCAGCTATGCTGAACATCGTATAATTTTTACTTGATTTTAAAGAATAATTTTCATATATTCTATCCCCTTCTTTAGGGAAGATATTTTCTTCAAAATAGTATACTGCGTCGTAGTTGGTTAAAATTCCTTGTTGAGTTTCAGTAGAAGAATTTGCATTGGTTATACCAGACTGACCAACCTGACGTGTTGTTACTCTTTCAAAGTGATCAGAATGATTTCCATTTGATAGTATTCTTTGCACATAAACGTCGTGTCCCCATTGCCTAAGTATGCGATTAAAGGATTTCTTTGCATCAATCATAACTTCTGAGGCCTCTCTTCGGCATCGGGTCATCATTTATATTAGTTGTTCCATTTGGATCATACAATTCTCTGCCAGACGGATATACAATTTTATCACTTAATTTGCTGTCATACATAGACAGGCCTGGTAGATTTTTGGGCTGGAATCCTCTTGGGCCAACTTTTGCTGCTAGCATTTCTTTTCTTAGTGCGGCAGCTATCTGACACCATGTCGTGGCATTGTCTCTGGTTACTCTATTCCTTGGTATGGATTTATTGGTAATGCTTAAATCGCCAAGTGTTAAGGACATTTCGTCGTCACCACCTAGTCCATAGGTTCTCGAAAGCTCACAGGCTGTTGCAGCCTTTATGTATTCAAGAACTGTAAATGACAGATTCGATCCATCTTCTGCGTCTAAAAGATTATAAATAGCCTTTACTTCTGTTGAATAATTATAAATTATTTCACCTATCTCAAGAAGCGAGGCATCTGGGAAGTAAGCCAAAAGAGACTCAGGATCCAAATATAAAGGAGTAACATCTGGCGCAAAAGTTATGCTCTCGTCACTTTTTAATATAATGGTAGGCTGATATTCTTCTACTGTAGAACTAACATATAGTTTTTGTTCTACTACTACAGTATTAGAGTTAGCTAATAAGCCAGTAAATTTAACAGTATATGCGCCAGCTATAGTGGGAGTGTAATCGTAATAGAAAACTGAACTAGATACCTGGGTAGAGGTGCCTGAGTTTACGGTTACATTAGAGGAATCTTTTATTATTACTTGTGGATTTGATAAAGGGGATAATGCTACTTCGTTTCCATCTGCATCAATGTCTTTAAACTTTACAGTTATTCTAACTGTATCACTGACCACAACTCTATCTGTTGACATCTTTTACCTCTTAGTTTAAGCGTTAGACATAATAGTAACGTTAATTGTTCCAGCTGAGTTGTCCTCTAGAATAATACTTTCTGCACTGGAGATAGCATAGGCTTCATTCTTGTTTATCGACACTGCTATATATCCGGAGCTATGTATTTCTTCATTATTCAGAGTTGAAATAGCATAGGCGTCTGCATTTATCTTAGTTATCTCTGAGGATCCGTAACCATCAAACATTGCAAATGTCATGAAAGATGAGGTTTCTGTATTTTCTATTACTCCACTTGGAGTGATAATAGAATGACTATTGACAAAAACTAATGTGCTATTTACAGACGGTGGTGATATGACGATAACGCCTAATACTTTTAGGCCACCAAAATTAGTAGTTATTCCAAAGGACTCAGGAGAAACTACATATACGCCACTGTAATTGAAATGGGCTTGATTATAGGCTATATCTCCATTGTAGAGCATTTACATCCTTTTATTAGAATGTTCCACAATCAATGGAGAAACCACTTAATGTACTGCCATTTCCGTATAATGCGCCTGAGACTCCGATTCCACCAGTTACGACTAAAGTGCCAGTTGTGTAAGATGATGACGCGGTTGCTGCAGTAAATGTTGTAGCACCGTTTGAGGTTAAGGTAGTGAAAGCTCCTGTGCCTTTGGTTGTTGCGCCTATATTGGACGAATCAATTGTCTTATTTGTAAGACTTTCAGATCCAGCTAAAGTAGCAAGAGTTCCAGTTGTTGGAAGAGTTACGGACGTTGTTCCAGTTGAAGTGAAAGTTACCGCATTAGCACCCGACGTTGTTAGGTTACCGCCAAGGGTAATTGTCTTACCAGTGTTTGCAACACCAGTACCGCCGTATTGACCAGCGACAGCTGTACCATTCCAGGTACCAGCTGCAATAGTTCCTACAGTCGTAATGCTGTCATCACCAGAATAGGTTCCGCCAGCCACTGCAGCGAGCGTAGCATTGTACGCTTGAACATCAGAGCCAATAGCTAGGCCAAGAGCAGTTCTAGCTGCTCCAGCATCTGTAGCTCCAGTTCCACCATTGGCTATTGCTATAGCTGTACCATTCCAAACACCAGTTGCAATCGTTCCAACCGAAGTAAGGCTTGAGGCAGTGACTCCTGAGCCAAGAGTTGAGCCAGAAAGTACAGACGTTCCAGCAATTAACAATGACTTGCCCGTCAGAAGATTAAGATTTTCTGAAGACGTCCATGCGTCAGTTGCATCAACCCAGTTAAAAGTCTTGTCTGTATCACCCTTAAGAGTGATGCCACCACCATCGGCACCTGCGTCTGTCGGAGAAGCGCTTGAGCCAAGTTCAAGATTCTTATCGTCAACAGTTACGGTAGTTGAATTGATTGTAGTTGTTGTACCATTGACTGTTAAGTCGCCGGAAAGGACAAGGGAGGTACCGGTGGCAGCACCGATGTTTGGCGTTACAAGCGTTGGCGTGTTAGCAAATACAAGTGCTCCAGTACCAGTTTCATCCGATATAATTCCAGCAAGTTCTGCTGAGGAAGTTGCTGCAAAATCCGAAAGCTTATTATTAGTAAGTGCAACCGTACCTGTTGCATCTGGCAGAGTGATAGTGCGGTCTGCAGTTGGATCTGTGACTGCAAGAGTTGTTTCAAAGTCATTTGCAGTTGCACCTTCAAAAACCATGCTTCCACTATTGAGTGTAAGCCCTGCAAATGTTACACTTGCAGAGGTTGCTACATCTTGACCAATAGATAATGTGTGAGTTGTTCCCTCACCTGTTGTTGCTGCAGAAGAAGTAACGCCAGTTCCACCAGTTATTGTTGCCACATAACTTCCTGAGGTATTAGTTCCAAGCGCAATTTCTATAGTTGTAGAACTTGCTGCGGTTAAACGACCCTGGTCGTCAACTGTGAAGCTACCGACTGACGCAGCACCGCCGTATGAGCCAGCTGTTACTGCAGTGTTGTCAAGGTTTAAGGTAAGCGTGTCAGTTGCAGAGGCCACCGATGTTAGGCCTATGCCACCAACTATAGTGAAGGTATCCCCACCAGCAATTGTTAAATTGTCACCGTTGTCTGCATCTACTGTAAATGAAGTAGAAATAGAAGCTGTCCCTGCTGCAGTCAAACGGCCTTGAGGGTCAACTGTGAAAGTTGGGATTGCACTAGCTGAACCATATGAACCAGCAGTAACTGTTGTATTGTCAAGATTTAGGGTTATGGTATTTGTAGATGATGCTAATGATGAAAGCCCAATTCCACCAGATATAGTTACGGTTTCTGCGTCATCGATTGTTTGTGATGTTCCAGAATCGCCTGCTAAAGTAAAGTTATATGTAGCAGCAGTTACGGCAGAATCTACATAACCGGTTGTTGCGACTTTTGTGCTATTATCTCCTGCTGTTTGTGTTGTTGCAGTTGCAGAAGATCCTAAGGCTACTGTTCCAGAAAATGTTTTATTTCCAGAAATAGTTTGAGTACTAGTTAATGTAGTAAATGCGCCAGGGCCAGCAATAGCTATGGGAGTACCTGTTCCTCCAGCTCCTGAGGTTCCTTTTCCATAATAGAGTACGTCGTCTACTTCTGTAAAAGCTAATTCTGCGTTTTCTAAAGATCCTGGAGCTCCAGATATTCCTCCAACCGCTCTTCTTTTAATTCTGATTGTATTAGCCATGATTAAAAATTTCCTCCATCGGTAAGATTTTCTTCGGGGTGGTTCACCCAAGCTGAACCGTTGTAACGCAAAATATTACCTGAGTTCACTGTGGTAATAGTAACGTCAGTCAATCCATTTAAAACTGATTGAGTAGTAATTGCAGTTTCTGCAGATATTATTCTATCTTTTACTGTTAAATGACTGCCTGCTGGATTTAATCCAATAACCGTTTGTATGGCTTCAATGGCGTCATTTGCGTTAGCGTGTTGTTGATGGTGGGGTACTGTTGCTGAATTGAGTGGGTCAGACGATGTCGGATTGATCAACACGTCCAACGCTGCGGGATACTGGGTGCTCATTATTTTCCTTTACAATGAAAAAATTTTATATTGGTCGTTACTCCAATTAATCGTTACTGAAATAGGATCAGTGGTAGCTGATATTGGAAGCCCAGTAGCTGTATCTATATAGGCTAAAAGTCTTGACGTAGCTCTAACTCCAGTATCCTTGTATAAAACCAGGTAGGCAAAACCGCTATTTCCATAATTTTCCACTGTAATATTATCAGCGTCAAAAATACCAGAAGCTGTTGTTTTTCCGCTTAACAAACTAGTAGTTGCTGCGACTGAATCTTCACTAATGCTTGACAAGAATTCATGTGTACTTAAATTTACTGTATAAGTATTTTTTACTAATGCAATTTTTAAATTGTTGTCAGTTAGATCGAATACACCCTCCAATAAGCCTTCTTTACCCTTTGTGTATAGTGCATTTGCCATTACAGGCCCACCTCAGCCGATACGATTACTCTGTATTTATAGCCTGATTCAAAGTAATTTTTTCCATCAACATAGTAAACCGGAGTAGCATCGTCTGACG